CAAAAATAAAGAAAATTGGAAGAAAGCACAAGCTGTAACAGCGGCTTTGTTACCAATGTTTGCGGCTATAAACGCATTCTTTCCTGATTTGCATATTTCTACTATGGACACGCACACCATTATTAATGGCATTGTTGCTGTTTTTGGTATTGCGGGAACATATTTAACCGTCGCTACCAGTTCGAGCGTTGGCCTTACCCAAAAAGGGAAAAAGTAATTTAATGGCAGCGGGTAAGGATTTAAAAGTAGACCAGGGGAGTTATAAGAAAATAACTCTGAAGTTGCAGCAGCTAACTGACCCTGCGCTTCCGTTTGACCCAACCTCTAACCCAGCGATAGATATGGACATAACTTCCCTGCAATTTAGATTACAAGCAAGGGCTAGTTACGACGACAACGCGGCTGCCATTACATTATTAAGTGTTGGTGGCTCACCAACAATCAGCAAAAACATCCCAGCAAGTTCAATAGATATAGAGTTCAAGCCAACAATGACTACGGCTTTGCGATTTTCAGGCGACTCTGTGACTTATGTTTATGACCTGGAATGTTATGAGAGCGGGAATGAAGAAGCGATATTGAGAATTTGCCAGGGCAAGTTAAAAGTATCGAGAGAATCGACTCGCATAAAACCCTAATCACTAAATCATAGAGGAAAGAAATGGCTTCATTAACAAATTTTGCAGAAAACAAACTAATAGACGCTCTTTTTAGAGGGCAGGCATTAGGAAATCCAGCAACTTGGTATTTTAAACTTTACACAGTAGCACCAGATGAAACCGGAGCTGGAACAGAAGTTACCGGCGGCTCTTACGCTCGTGCGTCTGTGGCTTGTTCATTAGCAAACTTTGCTGGCACACAAGGCGCTGGAACAACAGTTGCGTCAAACGGAACAAGCGGCACTACAAGCAATAATATTGCAATTGCATTCCCCGCCCCAACAGCAAACTGGGGTGTTATTGTTGGCATGTCTCTTTGTGACGCATCCACTGGCGGCAACGATTGGATTTATGCTCCATTAACAACACCAAAAACTGTTAACGCTAATGACGCTGCGCCTACTTTTACAATAGGTTCATTCACTCACCAAGTTGACAATTAATAACAATTAAGTAACCAAATACATATAGTATGCGGTTACTTAAACTTTAGCCACAGCAAAAGGTAACAAAATGCCAATTAATAGCCTAGATGATTACGTTGCGGCAGACAAAAGAAACTACCTAATAGTAGCAACAGCCGCCGCTACGACTGTTGCGGCAATACCATTTGCTGCGCATCAATTACCAGGCAACCCTGGTGGAGCTGGCGTAACGCTGGTCGAACAAGCGCCTGTAATTGCAGTAGGCGCAAGTGGGGCAGGAGCAGTTCCAACAAGGTCTACGTCAGGAATGGGTTGTTTGCCATTACAAACAGTTGCCGGAACACCAAAATACTATATAACAAGAGTTTTCTCAGGCAACACTGTTGGTTGCAGACATAAGCTTTATGACCGCTTGTGGCACGCTAATGTTGCCACATCATCACTTGGAACTGTAACAATAGCCTCACCGCCAAGTTACGCAGCAAGACTTCCTGGGTCTAACTATGCCGGTTTAGAATTATTTTTAGAAGTGACCACAGCAATTGCAGCGGCAACAACTATCACAATTACTTATACCAACCAAGACGGCGTAACTGGTAGAACTGCGATTGCCACACCTTCTCTTACAGGTTTCACAATCGGAAGGCATGTTTATATTGGCTTGCAAGAAGACGATACCGGAATACAAGCTATAGAATCAATTGTTGTTGGTGGAACTGCTGGCGCTGGCGCTATTAACGTTTGCGTTGTTAGGCCGCTTTGGTTTGGAAAATGCTCAACAAACTCCGGTGAGATACAGCCATTTGATAGAACTGGGATGCCAGTAGTCTTTCCAACAAGCTGCATTCAACTAGAGGTAACAGCAGACAGCACGAGCTCTGGGCTGCCAACTATGTTCGTCGAAGTGGCGGCACTCTAATGTCTTTTACAACCTGGGCGCAGCTTACAAGTAAAGGCGCAATAGCATGTAATATACACAAAACCAACACGGTTGGTGGTGTAACCGCGTCTTCATGGGTATCTACAGCAACAGCAGCAGGTAACCCCCCAGCCCCACCTGGTAGCGGTAGCGCTGCAATACCAGGCGGCACAGTCACAGGGGCTATTCCACAAAAAGGAAGTGGAACAATTAATTTCCCAAACCCAAAGATTAATGAGAACCCATATATAGTTGAGGCAAGTATAGCAAACTCATTAGGGATAGCTTCCGGCGACAATGGCATGATACACATGCTTTACGATAAGCTTTGGCACACAACCATTGCACCATTTAATGCGCTGGGAACAATTACAGTGTCGGGAGCACCGAGCTACTCGGATAGAGTCGGTGGCGATTTTTCTGGAACGTTGATAATACTAGAGTCAACGGGAACAACTTCCGCTACGGCTACAACAATTACAGTCACATATACGAATCAAGATGGCGTAACCGGCAGAACCGCAATGGTAAGCCCAAGTCTTGCAACAACGCAGACTGGAAAGTGGATTATATTGGGCTTACAAGAAGACGATACTGGCGTTCAGGCAATAGAAACAATCGTTATTGGCGGAACTGTGCCAACAAACGGCGGTATGAACGTTGCGGTCGTAAAGCCAAAAATGTTTGGTGTTTGCAGAGAAAGCTCAAGCGCAAGATATGACGTTTTGGGTTACGAAAGCTGCAACACAAAATTAATTGGAGAAGAAGCTTTATTCGTAGCGACCCTTTGCAACGGCACAAGCACTGGTCTTCTAAACGCTCAATTTAATTTAGTTTACGGTTAAGAAATGTCACTGAGGATAAATAATAGAGCCTCAAGACAAAATACACTTGCTGGGTATATAAAAGCAGGTGCGAACACAGATGCCCAAAAAACAGTATTAAGCAAAGTATTTACCCCCGTTTCTGCTGTAGGTGTCACGCTAGAAGCGCAGTCCTCAACAGTAAGCAGCACAAGCGCAACGGCGAATGCGCAAATACGCTTAAATTCAACGCCCACAGCTTTAAATCAAACTAACTTAACGCTCACTACTGGGTTAAATTTAAACGCAGCTAGCGCGACTGTATCAAGCTCAAATTCTGGCTTAACAACGTCAATAAGGCTAACCAGCTCAACAGCGGCTGAAAGCTCTAGTTTGGCGAATTTATCAGTAGCTGGCGGCCTTTCGTTTGAAGCAATAAGCGCAACAGTAAGCACAGCGACGACGGATTTATTTACCGCAATTCAGCTTTCTGGCGACTCGTCCGCCACAAGTCAGACAACAATAACTAACCTAAACACTCAAATATTATTAAATATAAGAGAGCAAAGCGGTGACACGGGTTTTGTAAAGCCAAACTCAATAGAAGTGGGAACAACTGGCGTTGCTTTTTCAACAAGCGCAAACAATGTTCTCGAAGAAGATGGTGTGACGGCAGATGTGACGCTTAATAACGGCGGAAGGTCAAGACACATCAAATTTCCGCTAAGAGACCTTGCTATACCGAAAGGCTCAAAGATTACCGGCTTAGAGCTTAGCGTCTTCTGGGGCTCAACAAATAGCACAAGTGCTGGCAGCATGATTAACACCTCAATCATGAATGCCACAGTTGGCTCTAGCACTGTAAATGGCGCAACGTTTATTTTTGGCTCAACAACTACCGGCGTATTTGAAGAACAAAGCACTGGACTAATTACCCCAAATGACCCAGGTAAATACAACTACCCAGGTGAATTAACAAGTGACGTAGCAACCGACAAAGCTATTTCGGTATATGTAACCAACTCTAGCGGCGTAAGTTTTAGAGTTTATAAGATTGACAATATCAAAGTCAGAGCAACTTATGAAAATTCTGGGCAGCAAAGTCAGTCTAACCTTTTAACAGCTATAACATTTGCCGCAAACTCTGTTGCTGAGAGCTTAACGACCGCTGAAATACTTGTTCCAAGCCAGCAAGAGTTGTCCGTAACTTCGGGCGCAACAAGCTCCACAAATGCCAACGTCAGCACAGATATAACATTACAAGCAAATACCAATGCTGTTAGCTCAAGCTCTTCAAGCGTCCAAACGCAAATACTACTTGGCGGGTTGCAAACCTCTGCTTTAGCAACAACTTCGCCAACATTGACGAGTGCGATAAGATTAGTCGCATCAAGCGCGGCAACCAACTCTTCGGCAGCAAGCGCGCAAACCGGGATTAGTTTAAACTCCGCAACTGGTATAGTTAATGCTACAAGTTCTAATCTAAGCACCGGAATATTGCTAAATGCGCAAGGTCAAAGCTTGCAAACGAATTTAACAGTGGCGGGTCTTTTCACAAGACAATCCATAAACTTTACAAACGGTTTTGTGGTGTTCCCCGACAACACAAGCTACCCAATTACATTCCAAGAATATAGCAACATACTTGTTAACAGTGGCGATTATGCAAAAATAATCGTAGAAGGTCGTCTATGATGTGTATGTCAAAAGACACTTAGGGTTGGTCAAGTATGCCTTGTTTAATAGTTTTTTAATTAATCTGCAAGGAAATAACCGTGAGAACTCGACGCAAATATGAAAACCAAAACCCAATAACAAAATCAGAAAGAAGAGAGGCGAAGAGGAACGGAAAAAGAAACGCCCAAAATCTTACGGTAGTCCCAATACTCGGTTATGAGCAAGAAATAGAACCAATTCAAGCGCTTAACGAGGCTCAACAAGAATACATTAATTCAATAAAAGAAAACATCATCACGTTTGGCATAGGCCCGGCCGGAACCGGAAAAAGTTATGTTGCCGCATGTTCCGCCTATGACATGTATAAATCTAAAAAAATAAAAAGAATTATAGTTAGTAGACCTGTTGTTGAAATGGGTGAAAAGCTTGGATTCCTACCAGGCGAGTTGGAAGATAAATTTGCACCATATCTTGAGCCAATTAAAGCTATTCTTTATGACAGAATAGGAAAAGGTGAAACCGACTATATGATTAAAAACAAAAAGATAGTTGCGATGCCATTAGCATACATAAGAGGTATGTCTCTCAAAGAGTCATTTGTTATGCTGGATGAGGCTCAAAACTGTTCTGTCGTTCAAATAAAAACATTCCTAACAAGAATCGGCAACGATTGCAAAGTAGTGATTGACGGTGACCTAGACCAGAAAGATATTGCGGGTCAGTCCGGATTAGGTTGGGCGATAGATAAGTTAAAAGATGTAAAGAAAATTAACACCGTAGAATTTGAAATAGATGATATTGTCCGCTCAGGTATCTGTAGAGATATTGTAAGAGCATTCTCAAAGTAACACAAACATGGCGGGGTTTTTTGCTCCGCCATTTTCTATTTATTTATGCTACAAAAAACAAGCTTAGATAAACTCCGCAAGCTATTGATTTAATATAGTGAAATAGAAGAATGCGGCCAACTCTTTGCGTTCTATTATTTATAAGCATTTAAAAATAAATTTAAGTATAAGTAAAAACTGACTTATAATTGCGTCTTCTTATTCTTATTGAGTTAAGCAAATGTTGGTAGAAGAGTATTACGGTAGTGACTTTGATATACTGGATTTCGAAAAATTAGCGGTAAATACTTTCGACGAAGATGTGCTACAGAAAGAGCTGGGTCTTTTTAAAACAAAATGGTTTTCATACAGACATCTACACCCTACAAATGCCACGTATCTATACGGGCATCATTACTTAGCTGAATTTAGAAAAACATACAGGAAGTGTTTCGACAACAATCGAGGCAAATATATACACTGGGCTAAAGGCGGCAGTGTAAACAAGAAAGTGGACCCAATAAAAGCATCACAAGGAATTGGAATTTGGAAAGGGAGACAAGCAGCTGACTCTATTGGCGCTCCATACGACTTCTACATCCGGTCTGCGTTTGATGTTCTTATAGAAGAAAATATATGGAAGCACATACCAAGACCTGTTCACTTCTACTCAGAAGAGCTGAAAGAAATTATTGCCATGATGTGGCAAGAAACACTAGACGCGGACATAAAAGAGCCGCAAATTTCGCATTTAAGCGACGATAATATTTTTGCGCAGAATCTCAAGCTGGAGATTGGTTTTTGGCTCTGTGAGCGCATAAAGCGGAAATTAAACCCAATTTACGCTCTAGCTAACTTTATTTTTGAAAGACAGCTCATAACCGAGCAGCAAGCGTTACAATTCTTTAATCAAGACGACATTACGAAAGCGTATAAATTCTTTTTGAATAATAAGTAATAGCTAACTTAATAATTTTTATATTTCTCATATAGGTAAATCATGAACAAACCAACATTAAAATTAAACAATGAGCCAAAACTACCACACGAAGTTGAGCGTGAAAAGCAAGCCCAACACGCGAAAGTGTTTGAGCGTAAAGTTAAGCAGCCTCAGACAATCACGGGTCACGAAGTTGCGTTAGCGAAAATGGTCAAAGAACGCAGAAGAATCAAGGTGACATTTGTGAACTGTGAGTCAGTCGAAGGCGAGCTTTTAGAATTCGACAAATTCTCAATCAGAGTTGCTCTTGATTCTGGCATCTGTGAGTGGTTCTTTAAAAGCAACTTGAAGTCATTCTCAGAGGTAGGAAAGAATGTCAGATAAGTTTGTGTCTTTTGATGAAGAATTCCAAACTAAAATAGCGGCGCTTATCCTTCGGGATAGCGTCTTTAACAGGAGAGTTGACGGGCTGATAGAGCCCTCTTATTTCGAAAACGGCGGACACGCAATAATTGTTAATTGTGTTTTAAGGTATTTCCAAAAATACGATACTGTTCCAGCTGTCGCCGTTTTGCAGCAGTTAATTAAAGAAGACAAGGCTGCAAAGATAATCAGGGAAGAAATGATTCCAGAAATAAAGGAATCAATAGTGGCACTTCTAAAAGAAGACATCACGGACGGTAAATATGTAGCAGATAAAGTTGCTGAATTCGCAAGACATAAGGCAATGGAAGACGCTGGCATTAAATACGCAGAGCTTGTGGAAAAGGGAGACCTAGACAAAGCTGCTAACGTAATTGAAAAAGCTTCTAACGTTGGGACGACTGAGGGTCAAAAAACTTACGACCTGTTCGGCGACGATGAGCTGGAAGATAGAGAACGGGTAAGAAACGAAAAGGTAGCGGGAATATCAAAACGAAAGGCAATATCAACCGGCATAAGAGCATTAGATAACGCACTATTTCATGGCGGCTGGTATAGAGGCGAGTTTTATGTTTTTATGGGCCCTCCAAAATCTGGAAAGTCCTTCTGTTTGGCATGGTTTTCTCAGATTGGCGCTCTTTTGGGTTTTAATGTTCTTTTTATTACACTGGAAGTCTCAAGAGAGATAACCTGTGAAAGAATGGACGCAGCAATAACTGGCATACCAATCAAAGAGTTAAAGACAAGAACAATTGAAGCGAAAGAGAAAATAAAACTTGCCGTTTCGTCAAGAGGCAAGGTTGGAAAGCTGGTGGTCGAAGAGTATCCAACCGGAACATTTAGACCAAAAGACCTAAAACGCTCTTTAGAAAAACACAGAGCGAACGGTATTGTTTTCGACATGGTTGTTGTTGATTACTGCGACATTATGGCATCCAATTTAAAACAGACCGATAACATAGAAAGGTCAAAATCTATATATGTAGATATGCGAGCCATATCTCAAATTGAAGATGTCGCCTTAATATCTGCAATGCAAACAAACAGAGACGGGGCAAAAGCAACAACAGCAAAAGCAGAACATGCCGCCGAAGACTTTAACAAAATAAGGATTCCAGATTTGGTTATTTCCATCAACGCAACAGAGACAGAAAAGGCAAACAAAGAAGCTAGACTACATTTCGCAGCTTCGAGAAACCAAGAAGGCGGCTTTTCTGTGCATATAAATCAAGACTTAGAAAGGGCCTGTTTTATTAAATCTGTAATAAAGGTAGAGTGAGGATAAGTAACACATGACTTATGAAGCTGACAGCATAGGTGACTTGATGGAAAACTTCGATATGGAGGCTTACTTGGATTGGCAAGGGTTGACATATCGACGCACAAGAGGGTCAAGTGGGAATCAGTTAAATTTAAAAACTTGCCCCTTTTGTGGCGGAAGCAAATGGAAAGTTTATATAGGCACAGACGAGGGGCATACTGCTGGAAACTGCAACTCCGGCTCATGTGGTGTTCGTTTTGGATACTGGTCTTTCGTTAGAGCAAATCTTGGCGACGTCGCAACTACAGAAGTTGCTAGACACATAAAGCAGTTTGTTTCCGGCTTGGGCTGGAAGCCTAAAGAAAAGATAAAAATATCAGTCGTAGAAAATGGTGACTTGGTAATGCCAGATTCCGTTTCGATACCTCACAACGGCAGTAATGCAAAGTATTTAGCAAAGCGGGGTATCACATCAGAAACGGCAAGTTATTTCAATCTGAGATATTGCACAAGTGGTGGTTTTAGATACGAACTTAATGGCAAAAAGTTAATTCAAGACTACTCAAGCAGAATTATCATACCTATATATGACCTTGATGGTGTTCTTGTGTCTTTTCAAGGGAGGGATGTTACTGGAGAGCATGACAAAAAGGTTCTTTTCCCACCGGGGTTTGCTTCGACCGGTAAATATTTCCTCAACGCACACAATGCTCATTTTTCAAGCGAGGTTGTTATTGGAGAGGGTGCTTTTGATGCCATGTCGCTAAAGCAAGCTTTGGAAATGGACTCAAGGTTTGCTTCGGTTGTTGCTTTGGCATCGTTTGGAAAGAATATATCAATGGGTAATGAAAACGACCAGTTGACGCAACTTTTCCAATTAAAAGCCAAGCGACTGAAAAAGATTACGATATTCTGGGACGGCGAAAGAAAAGCTACAAAAGCAGCGGTCGATGCGGCTCTAAAACTAAAATCTTTTGGCTTTAAAGTTAATGTTGTTTTGCCACCAAAAGACCTTGACCCAAATGAAATGACACCAGAGCAAATATGCTACCACTATGCGAATTCGGTAGAAGTAACTAAAGCATCAGCTTTGAGCATTTTAACCAAGTTGAGCCAATACTAATTGATTAATATAACAATACATTAATTCTTTAAATTCTTATTCAAAAATTATGAGCGACGTTAACAAAAGCATCGGTGGTCAAAATCGTTATACATTCACATGCGATTATGTGGAGCAAAAAAGATATTACGGGGTCTGTCTTTGGCTTATGAAGTCATTTGAAGAAGGTAAGTTACAATTTGACGAAAGACGAGAGGATTGTGGCACAGCAATGAAATGCGCAAAGTGTCCGGCTATGAAAATGAGAGCCGAAGAAATCGCAGCAGACAAAGCGATTTATTACACAGACCCAGAGAATCCGCCAGCGCCATCCACTTCAAAAGTTGACAAAACAAGCCCCTCTTATATTAGAGGCTGGAATCAAGTCGGCTCTTCCATAGGCAGAGAAGATTCAAATATAAAACAAACAATACCAACAAAGGTAGCAGCGAAGCCGCAACCAAAACAAGCACAAGCTGGTGTTTTAAATGCAGATGTTGGGGCATTAATATCGGCAGAGCTTAAAAAAGAAAAATTAAGAAGCGAAGCTATTCAGGAGTTAAAAAGGCTGCGAGACGAAATACAAGAAGTTATGAAAACAAACCCTACCAAAGCTAGAGAGCTATTGCTTAAAGCCAAAACAATCAAAGACACATTAACGGCATAATTATGACACCACAAGAACTATGTAACCAAATACTTTTGCTGTCAGAAGAAAAGGCACAAAAGACCGTTGAAAAGTTAAATGAGCGTTACCGTGCAGGTAACGCCTCAATGCCAGATAGGCTTTATGACGCTTTACTTTTAAAGTTGTCAGAAAAGTTTCCAGACAATGAAGTGTTCGGCGAGAGAATCGTTGAATCAGATATTGGTATATTTGGCTCAAAAACAGTTCCATTGCCAGCGCGTATGCTTTCAACACAAAAGGCGTATAAAAAAGAAGAGATTGAAAAGTGGGCTGATGGAATTATCACTGTCGGCAGGGAATTCGGCATACATGATGTCTTCTTTAAAGTTACACCAAAGTTAGATGGGTTCGCCGCATATCATCAAAAGGGAAAGTTATACACTCGCGGAGATGGTAGAAACGGGACTGACATCTCATGGGTAGTTAATAGATTGTGTGACCATATTCGAATTGACGGCCCGGGCGAAATTGTGGTTGAGAAAGAATACTTTGAGAAACATCTTTCTGGCAAATATGAAAATACTCGCAATGTGATTGCCAGCTTTATTAAAGAAGGTGAACTAGAGCCTGAAATACTTGATGCAGCTTTGTCTGGTGCTATCGTGTTCAAGCCCTTTTCCGAACTAAATGGTTGGGGCGCATTCACTTATGAAGAGCTGTTGAGCCAGTTAGAGTTGATTTGGGAAACCAATAACACTTATGGCAACTATGACACAGACGGTTTGGTTATAGAAGTAACTTCTGACGCAATAAAGGCAAAAGTAGGTCACACAAATCACCATCATCGTTGGCAGATTGCCTTTAAAAAGAATACTGAATTCCACGATATTGAAGTAACCGACCTCGTTTGGCAAACCAGCAAGAATGGGCGGCTGACTCCGGTAGTGCTACTTACCCCAACAAAAATCAGCGGCGTTACTATTTCTCGCGCCACAGGTCATCATTACGGTAACGTAAAGAACAACATGATTGAGAGAGGTGCGGTTGTTCGTGTATGTCGCAGTGGGCTTGTAATACCGTATATTGAAAGAGTTATTACTCCGGCAAAGCTATTTGTTACTCCAGGCTTCTGTCCAAGCTGCGCAGCCGACACCGAAATAGACGGCGACAACCTGCTATGTTCAAACGACCCAATAAGTTGCCCAGCGCAAGTAGAAGGTATGATTGAGTTCTTTTTTCAAACTTTGGGTAATATTGATGGTTTCGGGCCAAAAGTGATTGAGCAAATTTGCGAAAAGTCCGGGGCAAGTAGTTTGTCTCACATATACTCATTTAAGTTAAGCGATTTGAAAAGATGCGGCTTTGGAGAAAAAACCGCTTTGAATTTGTTCCAAGAGTTGTCCGGTAGCTTAAGCAGACCAATCGAAGACTGGCGCTTCCTTGCTGCCTTCTCAATCCATAATGTCGGAAAAGGCGGTTGTGAACGTTTACTTCAAAAGCACAAGCTAGAAGATGTATTCGGCTTAACAATCGAAGACATAAAGAAAATCGACGGCTTCTCGGACAAAAAGGCTGAAAGTTTAGTTAGGTCATTGAAGAATATTAAATCGGAATTTGACAAGCTTTATGAGCTAGGTTTTAACTTACAAGAAACGCCTAGAGGGGAAATTAAGAAATACACCAAAATATACGGCAAGCAAATCGTATTCACTGGAAGTATGCAAACCGGCTCTAGGGAAGAAATGAAGAAAAAAGCAAAAGAGCTTGGTGCGATAGTTGGCGAATCGGTGTCGTCTAAGACAAATTTCCTAGTATGTGGGGCGAATGTTGGAGCAAACAAGACTAGCGCAGCCGAAAAGCATGGTGTAATGGTATTGACTGAATCCGAATGGCTAGAGTTAATAGCTTAAGTGCGGTCTAAAAAGGCTATCATTGATCGGGTGGATGATGAAGTGATAATTTTGTAGCCATAAAAGCCAACAATTATCACTTAATATATACACACTGATTAACAAAACAAACGTGAGCAAATGAACAAATTAATTAAAAAAGATGTTGAAGTGGTAAGAAAGTCTATTACCGCGCTTACTCAAATATTAGCAGAGAAAAAAATAAGAGTCACTCAGCAGGGTGAAGATGCTTTTGTTGAGTCAAGAGACGGTGTCCCTGTAAGAATCAATATACCGTATATTCCTGACAATATTTCAGAAACTCTTTTGGCGGCAATTAACGGGTTCTTAGACCACGAGGTTGCTCACGTTCTTTATACAGACTTTAACGCAACAATTAGACACAAAATCCCACCAAACAGCGGCATATACCAACTTTACAACATACTGGAAGATGCCCGTATAGAACTACGGATGCAAGAGAAATTCAAAGGTTCTAAAACAAACCTAACAAAAGTTGGCAACTTTGTTCTGGATAGCGTATGGAAACCGGGATTTGATGCAGCTATGAAAGAAGGCAGCGAAGAGCGAATCTTTCTAGCTCTTCTTGGCCCAGCGTTGAGAGCTATGGCAGGTCAAGAAATGTTTGCCAATTTTATGGAAGATAAGTGGGTGCATATTAGTTCAACAATTGAAAAACTTTCGCCACTGAAATCCAGAATTGCAAAGATGCAAAGCACCGATGAAGTTTGTGCCATTGCTAAAGAAATGGCAAAGATACTGAGTCAAAAAGACGAGCCAAAAAAAGACGAAGAGGGTGATGGCGAAAATTCCAAAAAAGATAAGTCTTCAAAAGAAAAAGCAAAGTCAGAAAGCAGCAAAGGCAGCAAAAGCTCCGAAAAAAGCAAAAGCAAATCAGAAACCAAAGAAGAGCAGGAAAATGATGAAGAGCCTGAAGAGCCTGAAGAGCCTGAAGAGCCTGAAGAGCCTGAAGAGCCTGAAGAGCCTGAAGAGAGTGACAATAGCGGCCCGGAAGAAGACGAAAGTGGAGAAAGCGAGGGCGATAATACCGATGATTCCGATTCTGATGACGACAGTGACGATGACGAAGGTTCTGATGACGACAGTGACGATGACGAAGGTTCTGATGACGGCGATTCTGATAACGACAGTGACGATGAAGAAAGCGGTGAAAAGAGCGAGAGCGAAGAGGGCTCGTTTGATATAGACAAGATTGACAAAGGTGATTTTATGGACGAATTCGCCAAATCAATTAAAGAGCTTTGCAGAAAAGAAAAAGTAGGGTCCGATTACACAATTTACACCACAGATAATGACAGAGTTATCCCGTTCAAAACTAAAGGTATAGATGGGTTGGCGGATTTTGAGCAGAAGGTGTCTGGTGTTTCTGGTGTCCTCAAATACACTCTTGAGCGCCTAATTAAAGCGAAATCTGTTAGCAGAAGAATTGGCGGCAGAAAAAGTGGCTCAATAAACTCAGCGGCTCTGTATAGACTAAAAACGGAAGACTTTAGGGTTTTTAGACAAAAAGAGGAAAGCATTACCAATGACGTTGACGTAAGCTTGGTTGTAGATTGCTCTGGCTCAATGAGACATCAGGATAAAGTAAATGGCGAATATATAAGCAGAATAACTGTGGCAATGCAGTCAGCTTATGCCATGTGCGATGTGTTAACTAAACTAAATATCAACTGTGAAGTTATAGGTTTTACTACAAACGCAAGCTTTGCCACAAGAGAGTCAGAGTCGCCAACTTACGGCTTTAGCAGATATGAGCCGCTGTATATGCCAATATTTAAAGAATTTGGCGAAAGGTTTTCTATTGAGCAAAAACAAAGAATTTATGAAATTCAGAGCAATATCATTGGCAGAGGTATACTTAGAAACAACGTTGACGGTGAATGTATCAGAATAGCAGCTAAAAGATTAATATTCTTAGGCAAATCAAAGAAAAAAACAATGATAGTATTCTCAGACGGTAGGCCGGAAGCTTACGGTAGCGGCGCAGACCAGCACAGAGACCTCTTAAAAGCAGTTAAAGAAATCACCGCTTCGGGGATTAACTTAATAGGCATCGGAATAGGAGACAACGCGGTTAGAAACTATTACCCAAAATGCTCAGTCGTGAACAATATAGGCGAACTGCCTAATGTTTTACTGAAGGTTCTTTCTGACACGCTACTTAAGTAAGTAACCGATTACTAAAATAATTCCGTAATTTGCATGTTATAATTTTCATTAAGCTGTTTTACCTTTTCCAGGTTTTTGTGGAAATTATATATCTTACCAAGCTCATCTATTGATGCGTCATTTTTTAAGCAGTTGGCTCTTCTTGAGGTTATTAATATATTACCCTTTACATAACCAAGAGAATTGTCAATGCGGTCAACGCTAACTGAATTAGGTTTATTTGCGCCAACATTGAATTGTATTTTCATGCCTAAAATCGGGCATGTTTCTGGTATGTCAATATCACTCTCTGTTAGGTTGAAATCTAAACCTTTTTTTGCAGCTCTAGTTTTTAAGGCTCTTAATAGGTATCTTTTTATGTTATTTTGTTTTGATTTTAAGGTGGATTGGCATGAACACTTTTTGCATTTATGCAAAACCCCCCCAACATATCTTTCAGAAGGGGTAAATTCAGATAGCGGCTTTGTTATCCCGCATATTGCACAGGTTTTTATATGAGGGCTTTCTTTGAAAAATTTTTTACTAATTTTGCCTTTAAAAGGTATGTCGTTCCTTTTAAGTATATTAAACACCGTTGACCAGCAAATGTTTTCAGAATTCATTATCTCAACA